AAAAAAGATGAACTTACTGAGCTTCGTTATTATTGACAGTGTATATTCGCATAAGTTCATCATCTGCAGGTATCATTACTGCTGCTGTACCATCTTCTCTAACGATACCAATGTGCTCTCCGTTTTCTACCCTCTCAATGAGGGAATCGAAGTTCTCTTCCCATTCTTTTATTGTAAATATTTCCATTTAAATCTTTGAATACTCAATTTGATTATGTTCTAGTCGGTCTGTGCAAATTTTAAGTATGTCCATAAACTGCGCTGTTGTTTCACATGAAATATTTTTTTCATCACCAAGGTCACTATATAAACGAAAAGTTTTAGACGGAACGTCTATAACAACTTTTTCAACGTACTCGTTCATGTGCGAAGTAGTGTCGTGTACCTATTAACTATAGCACCTGCTGCAAGTGCTGTCAAGTCAATGGAACCACGGATTTGAAGGTGCTACTGGCCAACTGCTGTGGTTTGGATCATCGTTCAGAGGTTGAGGATCAGATATTATAGATGGAAGATCTCTAAGTTCTTGCCTATAAGTTGTCCAACTTACTTTTTCGGCATCTGTTAAAGGTGCATCATTAAGTTGAGTCCAATCAGATCTTGCCAACCTTTCATCTCTAAATACTCTAAGTTTTTGCCACGCATCCCAAACTTCTAAATTATCTACAGATTGAGTAGGAATAGTTTCAACGGTAGGATTTAGATCAACTACTAAAGGTTCAATAATTTCAAAACCTTCTTCAGTATTCATATATGGACTAGAAGGACTCGTTGTATCTATCATTTCTAATCAATATCCTAAAATGTTAGTGTTAGTATTTATTGGTTGATTCAGAGGAGCGATCTTCTTAGCATTATTCATAGATTGTTGAATGTAAAGTTGTTGATTCTCTTGGTTCGCTTTAACAACTTCGTTTCTAAAAGATTCAGTAGCAGCTTGTGCTCCTCTCATTGATTGAGATGTTTCTATCTGAAGCATTGGAACCAAAGTAATTGCACAATTCCACTCTTCAACTTGTTCTCCAGTGTTTGGATTGGTTCCAGCAACTCTAGTAAACCAGGCACATTCAAGTTTTTTACATGGTCCCTGAATTAAAGGGCAAAATGTTCCTTGTTCAATTCTCATAATGGTTACACTTACTATAATAATTTATGAAGGTTCTGTAGGCCAATTTAAATTATTTTCATCAAACATCATCGATTCCCATAAAGAAGAATCAATTGTTTCTGGAGAATCTCTTAATTCTTGTCGATATGACTCCCATGCTAACTTTTCAGAATCAGTTAAAGGAGAATTTGCAAGTTGAGTCCAATCACTAGCAAGCAATAAATTATTTCTCGTATTTCTAAACTCAACAGAAATTTCTTCCTGAGTTGGTGGAGTAGGAGATTCTAATTCTTCTTCATCATGAGTGATAGGATGTGCAGGATTATCCTCATTCCATTGTCTCAACCATTCTTCCACATCATATTCTTCTACCCCCGGTTCTGGTTCTGGTTTAGACCAAGGTTCTATGGAAGGATCACGTTGTCTTGTTGGTCTTGATGCTAATTCTTCCGATCTCAATTTATCAAAAATAGAAATATATTGATCTATATTATTAAGTTCTGTAATTTCTTGTACTCTCCCATCATCATATCGCACTTCTCCACTAATGCCATTCCACCTTACTTCATGAATTTCTTCTGGCATAAAAGATAATTCATCATTAAGATTATAAAAAAAGTAATTATCGACAGCAAGAGTAAATGTATTTTGATTAGCGTAAATTTCTCTCATAGTTTTTATCCTTTTAAATTAAGTCTTTTGTGCAAGAATGAAGTCAACATAATTGACTCTCATATCGATTGTTGCTCCAGTAACACCCTGGAAACTCGAATCAAATGTGTGTGAGTGTGGTTGACTATCCCCACTTGTAGTAAATGTATGAGCATGGTTTGAGCTCTGAAGACCAGTTCCAAATCCGTGTACGTGTCTAAGGTTTGCTCCACCTGTACCAATAGTTGTTCTATTATTACTTGCAGCATTACCACCTCTATTACCATATTCAACACTGCCACTAGGAATACCACCTACAGCGTGTGCGTGGTCTGGTGCGTCATTGCCAGTACTACCGCCGTGAGCGTGGCTGGCATTTTGATTATTTGTAGTTCCAGTATGGGTGTGTTCTGTATCCGAGTCATCTGATGTGCCGGTGTGTTGGTGCCTTGGTAGAGGAACAGTCCTGTTCGCAAAAGCACTAGTAAAGTCAAGGTTAGTTGTCCTGTTACTTACTGCAACCGAACCATCAACTATACGAATTGCATAATTATCATATGTAGCATCAATAGTCCATCCAGTTGGAGCAGTTGATTGCTGGAATATCATTCTTGTTCCAGATTCAAATCCTCCAATTCCTCCACCTCCATTAATTGCAGTTCCATTTATACTGTTAACATAAATATTATCCCATGCAGCAACAGTTGACCCAAGATCATATGTGCTATCAGTCCATGGCATGAAACCATCTTCTGTTACACTAGCAATTCTCGTAATACTTTGGATTGTGTTTGCAGAAACATTCGACTTAACGCCAAATCCTAGGTAAGCACCACTAGTAGCATCAACGTTAGTAAAGATTCTTGCAGAATTTCCTGCTTGATCTGGAGTTCTTGATCTATGATTAAATGTTACATTTGCATTTCCATCACCATCATTAACTGTCAGAGAAACATCACCAGAACCTACACCAGCAGAAACATAAGTGTCTGCTTCAATTGATGTTGCTGAAAGAACTTCTGTTCCAGGATTATATGATACTCCAGAAGATGTATAAACAAGTTCATAAGAACCAGTAGTATTATTACTATCAACAAAAGTAAGAAAATGTGAACTTCCTGTTATACTTTCTTCTGTTAAAATACGGTCTGTCTGACTAGCAGTTCCTTGGAAAGTGCCATCAAATGTAGTTGCATATACAGTATTCCAACGGTTTGTTGCCGATCCCAAATTAAAAGTAGTATTTTGCCAAGGAATTATGTTTGTATTTACTGAACCGACTAAGTTAATCAGATCATTAGAGGCATTACCAAGAGTTGTAGTAGATGTTACAGTGAGATTTTCTGTTGTTAAGAGATTAGTAAAGGGATTATATCTTAATCCGCTATCAGCATATAAACTCTCATAATCTGGAGCACCATCATTAGAATCAAGGGAAAATGTCAGATATAAATCTGCATCGGTTCCATTTGTTCCTATTAATATTTGATCTGCGGTATCTGCATTTCCTTGGAATGCTCCATTAAAAGTATCTGCATAAACTGTTCCCCACTTCAAAGAAGAAGAACCTAAATCATAAGTTACATCAACATTTGGAACAAAATTACTGGTAACAGTTGAAACAATTGATAATGTATCTCCAGTAGTGTTACCTATGATAGTATTACCAAGAACTTCAAGATCTGCAGTTACATCAAGATTTGATACTTGAAGTGTATTGTTAAAAGGATTATATCTAATTTGGCTATCAGTATAAATGGTTTCTGCCGCAGGAGGAGAATTGTTTTCGGAAACAAATGTTAGATAAAAATCAGTATCTGTCTGATTAGTTCCAATATTTACTTGTTCTGCAACATCGGCAGTTCCTTGGAAAACTCCATTGAAACTATTTGCATAAACTGTTCCCCACTTCAAAGAAGAAGAACCTAAATCAAAAGAACCACTGGTAGTTGGGATAAAATTACTATTAATAGTAGAACTGAATAGAACTGTATCTGTAGATGCTTGACCAAATACTGCATTTCCTTGCGAATACAGAAATCCCGTAGTGGTTATATTAGTTGTTTGTAAAAGATTTGTAGAAGGGTTATATGTAATCTCAGCGTCAGTGTAAAGAGATCTTTGATTTCCCGGACTTGCGTTATTGCCCTGGGTAAATAACATCCCATAAGTAAATGCCCCTGAATTATCAGTAACAAGAACTTGTGTGGAACTAGAAGCAGTTCCTTGGAATGTCCCATTAAAAGTATCTGCGTAAACAGTTGACCATTTTAAACCTACAGAACCAAGGTCATGAGTGTTATCTGCATCAGGCAGTACATTAGAATTTACTCTTCCTCCAAATGTTATTGTATCTCCTACCTCATTT